CTGTCGAGGATCGTGTGCTTGACTATTCAGCATACGAGAATATTATCAGTTCTTTAAAAAATGGAGGGGCGAAGAAATGACCGTAAAAGAACTTATTGAAAATCGAAACGAAAAAGTCGCTCAGATGGAAAATCTTCTAACAACTGCAAAGGTAGAAAACAGATTGCCATCTGAAGACGAAAAGAAGCAGTTTGCAGACCTTGAAAAAGAGGTAAAGGACATTGATGCAACTGTTGCCATGTATGACCAGATGGCCAGCATGAGCATGAAGAAAGTTCCTGCAGGACCTGTTGAAATGACAGATGCAGAAAGAGATCACAAAGCATTCGAGAATGCAATTCGTGGCATTGTGAATACTACTGACACACCGACAATGCCTGCTGATGCAAAGGCGCTGATTCCGACAACAGTATGGAATGAAATCATTTCTCAGGTTATTGAAATCTCACCTGTGTTCTCTATGGCAGACCGCTATAACATCAACGGCAATCTAGTATTACCAAAGTATGATGCGGAACACAGTTCTATCGTGATGCAGTATGCTGATGAAGGAACAACAGCAGAGTCTGGAAAAGTTGTCATTAGCCAGATTACACTTGGCGGATTCCTTGCACGTTGCCTTGCAAAGATCTCAAAGAGCCTTATCAACAATTCTAATTTCGATATTGTTGGCTTTGTCGAAGCAAAGATGGCACAGGCAATCGCACAGTATTTTGAGCATGAAATCTTGTTCGGTACAGATGGCAAGGTTGAAGGTCTGAAGGGCATTACAGCAGACATGACTGTAACAACTGCCACAGCCACAAAGGTCACATCTGACGAGCTGATGGATCTTCAGGATAAGGTAATCGATAACTATCAAGCTAATTCTGTTTGGATCATGAACCGTGAAACACGAAATGCAATCAGAAAGTTAAAAGATAAAGAAGACGATTATTTATTGAACCGTGACTTCACGGCAAAGTGGGGATATACACTTCTTGGCAAGGATGTTTATTGCTCTGATGCTATGGACAAGATGCTTGCAGGAAAGACAGCCATTTACTACGGTGACTTCTCTGGTCTTGCAGTGAAGGTTTCCGAAGATGCTAACATGCAGGTTCTCACAGAGCGTTATGCAGAGGAACATTTACTTGGCATTCTTGCTTTCGTTGAGTGGGATGCGAAAGTTGCCGATACGCAGAAACTTGCAAAACTTGTCATGAAAGGACAATAATCTAGAAAGGGGTGAGCAATATGGAAATGAGCACTGAAGTAAACAAGGTCAGTGATATTACTGAAGAAAGCGTCGCAGAGTATCTAAGACTGGACGAAGTAACAGACAGTGAAATAAATACATTGACCACGCTTATTTCTATTGCAACCTCATTTATCAAGAGCTATACAGGGCTTGACGATGCTGGCGTTGACAAATATCCTGAATTCGTGATTGTAGTGCTTATTCTTTGTCAGGACATGTGGGACAACCGGACGATGTACGTTGACAGCAAGGACCTGAACAACACGGTGCAGAGTATTCTTGCAATGCACAGTGTCAATCTGTTGTGAGGTGATTAAATGCTGAATGCAGGGAAGTATTCAAAGCGTATCACAATTTATAAAACTGTAATTGTGACAGATGAAGATGGCTTTCAGACAGAACAGAAGCAGGTGATACTACAGCCGTATGCGTATGTTCGGACAACAAAAGGATTTACGCTTATTGCAAATAATTCTGATTTTGAAAAAGCATACACCAACTTCACGATTCGGTTTCCTAAAACAAAGATCACAAGGGACATGCTGATTGAGTTTCATAAAAAGACATACACAATCGAGTATCTGAACAACGTTGATGAAAACAGCGTAGAACTTGAGATTCAGGCAAAGGAAGTGACGCACTGATGGCGATATTCTCATTTGATATTGATGACAGCGTGATGAAGGATATAAATTACATTGACAAGCAGTTTGATCATATCTTTGGTGGCATGACATACGCAGGTGCAGAGGTCGTATACAAGAACGTTATTTCGTCGCTCCCAGGGCAACTGAAAAGTTCAGGATTCAGCAATTGCGTAAAGCTGTCGAGAGTTTACAAAACTCCATCAGATGATGGCATCAATACGAAAGTCATGATCACAGGGTATTTCACCAATGAGAAAGGCAAGAAGACTCCTGCACCGCTGGTTGCTAACATGTTCGAGTATGGCAGTGACAAAAGGAAATATCCAAAGCATCCTTTTTTCAGAAAGTCTTTCAAAAGGGCACAGATCATGAAAGCCATGGAAGATGCTCAGAAAAAGCTGAGCGGGGGACTATTGGATGAATAACCTCATTGAAAAAACGCTAAAAGGGTTCACAGTGAACGGCAAGGAAATCCCTGTAAAGTTCTTACGGTATAATGGCAATGAAGAAACATATATCACGTACATGGAAACAGATGCAGAGAGTACGTTACATGGCGATGACGAGTTGCTAAATTATACCGAGTATTATGACTTTGATATTTACTCAAAAGGCAATTACAAGCCGATTGTAAAAGCATTAAAGGCATTGCTTACAAGTGTTGGGTTTATGTGGGAGCCTGACAGATCATCCGAAGATATGTATGAGGATGATACGAAGTATTACCACAAGACATTATGTTTCTCAATCGAAAGGAGCGCAAATGGCTAAAATTGGTTTAAATAACTTCAGATATTCAAAGCTGACAGAAACGCCAGAGGGAAAAGCTACTTACGATGGCGCAAAAAAGCCAGCTAAGGCTATTTCCTGTAAGGTAGATATTTCTAACAACGATGCGACTTTGTATGCCGATGATGGACTTGCTGAGAGCGATACATCTTTCCAGAAAGGTTCTGTTACAGCAGGAATCGACAATGAGGATGTGCAGACAATGGCAGACCTTCTAGGGCATGAGGTATCAGAAGACGGCAAGGAAATGGTCAGAAATGCAAACGATGTTGCACCATATGTAGGTTTCGGGCGAATCGTTACAAAGATGGTAAACGGTGCTTACAAGTACACGGTAGAGTTCCTATGCAAGGTTAAGTTCTCAGAACCTTCACAGGATGATTCTACCAAAGGAGAAAGCGTATCATTCAGCACAACTGAACTTGCAGGAACGGTTGCAACATTGGCTGATGGCACATGGTCAAAATCAAAGACGTTTGATACAAAGACTGAAGCTGTCACATATCTTGAAGGACTGATGGCAAAAACAGTCTAAAAGAATATTTAAGGCAGGGTTCGTCCCTGTCTTATTTTTATAGAAAGGACAACAACATGGCAGATATTAAGGATATTACAAAAGAATTTGAG